ATAGACGGTGCGTCCTTCAAACACCCGTCCTCGTCAAATACGAGTAGATAGAGTCCCCTAAGTAACTTAGGGATCACTATCCGGTGAGACACCCCCTTACAACAAGGGAGGCCTGACCGATTGTACTCACCAGCGTCCAAACACCTGTCAAGGTGCTTGCCCGCTGCAACGAGGTCCACCGTAAAAAGGTGGATACCTCGTTGCTTGACGAGGCGCGTGATTCGGGCGAGATCTCTCTCGAACTCCTCACGCAGGGAAGGGAATGTATACGCAGCATCTCGCAAGAGATGCTCGCATACGCGGCTCAGTTCCTTGACATGCCTTTTCATTTGTTGTCCTTTCTGGGCAAACAAATGCATGCGCATGGCTTGGAACTACACACGTGCAGTCAGCCCTAACTTGCGTTAGGACTGCCAACCCAAAAGGTTGGTCAAAGCTTCGTTCGACGTCGCGATTGCCCACGAACATAGGCCACTCATAGGAGTGACCGCAATGAACGCGGCAGGCGCTTCGAAGACGAAGTATGCTTTGACCGTTACCTCCGGGCTGACGTTGGCCACCGCAAAGGTGGTTTGAGTGACCTCCACATTGTGGCGATCATTCACTACGAGACCGTCCGCGGACTTCGTCTGAGAATGACGAATCCGCATATTGTACTCGACCAACGACTCCCGCAGGTAGTACTCCGAAGAGTACAGGTCCTGGTTAATTTTGACGAGGGTTTTTGCGCCCGCGGCAAAAGTAACCACTTGTGTAGAGCCAAAATTGGCCATACTGGGAACTCCTTACGTTTCTGGTGCCACGAAAAGTCGAAGTACGTCTCGTTAGTCTTGGGGACCGTGATGGCCCCAGATTGGCGAGTAAGTGTACTTCCATCCCAAACGTTTGGGACGCTTGGACTTCAGTACTGCCAGAGACGTAAGTATCGACCAAGCCTTTAGTGTAACTAAAGGCTGAAACGAAGGTGCGAAGGGGAGAGTAGGTGCGGCTAAATACCGCTCCTTTCTCTCGAATATCTCCACGGGTACACCCGAAAGGGTTTGCCATGGAGCTACTCCTGTGACGTTGGACCATTCCGCTTTACAGACAGAATGCACCATTACCACATTCTCGGCCCAGGTACATTTGATTGAGTTGTTGGTGGCGGCAATAACTTTGCCTAAGCCAGCAAACCAATCTATGAACCAACTCCAGGGTGTGATTTCCCAGAGCGCAGCGAGAGCTTCGTGTGAAGTAATCCCCGCAGCCATGCCTGAAGCAAATCTTTCGAGATGCTTCCAGTCACG